AGAGCCTAAGGCACCACATGAAAGCCGCAGCGGAATGATTGTGGACATGCTCCTGGCCCAGAACAGCACTGATGAAGACATCTACATGGCAGTGGCTGCTAAATTCGGTGAGTTTGCCAAAAACCAGATTTCCATTTGCCGGTGTGATCTCAATGATGCCAAGCATCCGAAGTACAAAGCCAAAAAAGAAGCGGCCGGTTTTGACGTTTCCAAAGGCAAAATCATCCAACTTATTCCCGCACCGGAAGAAACGCCGAAAGCGGTTGCCTGAAGAGTCCAAATAAGGACGAAACACGGTCAAGGTTGGCCGTGTCGCAATCTAACCAAATAAGGAGTTCAAATGCCCAAAATAACGGATGATCCAATTCACTCATATTCTGTCGGCTTGCGGCAAGTTGACTATGATTTTATTCAACAAGCCCATGGCCGTAATATGGGGGAAAAACTTAGGTCAATCCTTTCCCAGTGCGCGGAAATAATTGGCAACGTAGCGGATAAGGATGGTTCAATCCTTGCTTACAACCAGAACACTGAGGGTGAGAAGATTTGGGGAAAACTTCCTTTCGAGTTTGACAAAAAGAAAGGGTGGCAGGCGATGCCACCTGTTGCTCGAAAATTTGGGTTTATTTGCCAAATCGTTCAGGATACAAATGAAGGCACCGTGCAGGTTTGGTTGGCTCAAGGCCGTCAAATGAGCAATTGTGAGGAATGTCGAAAAAGGATTTTAAAGGCAACAAAATGAGCATTTTTCATAAAGCAATGCTTTCGGGTGCAGTCCAAATGTGTGGCGCTGAAGATGATCCGCAACTTCAACTTATCTTACTGGAGCCCACCGGAGAAGTCGTTGCACTTAATCGCTGGGCAATCTACGTTGCTGCTCCTGTTCCTAACGCTGTTAAGCCTTCACTTCCGGTCAAGGATACTATTTTAGCGGCACCTACAGTGGTTTCTCGTGCCCAGATTGAGTTATTAGTCAAAACTATTCCTGCTGACAAGCAGTTTAAAAGTTTGTTAGAACACGTGGCAATTTGCAATTCAACTGGAAATATCCTCAACGCAACCTTTAATGACGGACGTGGGGAAAGAAGTATGGCTTTAAGATCGTTGCAACCTTATTCAGCATTATCCCAATGGCGACAACGCTTCAAAGCACTGGGGAAAAGTTTACCCTTTTCTAATTTTGTTTACAATCGTGCTCGATTGGATTATGTTATGAATGCCATTAATGCTGCTTGCAAATACTCCGGTGAATTTGATTACATTGCTCAACAGGAATTTGAACACGGGTTTGTATGGCGTACTACTAATGGTCAAACCGGACAAAGCTTGATGATAGCTTGGGTATGCCCAACGTCAAGAACTGAATTGAGTATTTGGGAAAAATCTTTGTTTATTCAAACATTAATACGTCCTATACGTTAGATTCAACTGCCGTAGCGGGGAACAAATAGGAGGTGCGTGACTGCTCCCACGACTAAAGTCGTGGGCTTCCATGAGTCAAACCAGCGCAACTGCCTTGCGGCAACGCGACGGTCGCTCAACAGACTCCATCCCAAGTCTGAGTATCTCTAAAGCAGAGTTCAAATCTCTGCCAGTCTTGAAACCACAATGAGGACAATGGTGTATACGAATCTCGATAGTCTTAGGAACATCAGTCCCACATTGGGAACATCTCTGACTTGTACCCCTTGGGTCTACTGCTACCACGACTCGCCCGGCGCTTTCAGCCTTGGTGGTCGTGTATTGGATCAGCGTAGACCAAGAAGCATCAGAAATGTTTTTACTATTTTCTTTTTTCTCAAGAAGACTTTTAACATTCAAATCTTCATGAGCAATGAAATCATATTTATCTACAAGTTTTTTAGAAGTCTTATGACAAAAATCTTCCCTTTTGTTTTTGATTCTCTCGTGGATCATAGCCAAAATTTTCTTATGTTTGGCTTTAAAAGTTATATTCTCACGCCTTTTGGCTTGAGCAAGAGCCTTTTGTTCAAGATTAAAAAAACGAGGTTTGTCTATCTTAGTCCCATCAGAACATTGAACATAAGTGATAAGACCCAAATCTATTCCAACTATTTTACCAGTCTTAGGAAGAGGAGCAGGCTTTTCTGTTTCACAGGAAAAATAAACATACCATTTACCTGTAGGAGTTTTCTTAACCGTGCAGGTTTTAATAGTACCTTCGACAGGTCTATGAAGAATAATTTTGACTCGATCAATTTTAGAAAGATAAACTCCATCTGGATGAAGTCTGAATCCAGACTGAGGATAGGTTATGGAATGATACCAGCCTTTTCCTTTAAATCTTGGAAAGCCCGGATTTTCTCCTGCTTTACACCGCCGCCAAAAGGCTTTGAAGGCAAGGTCAACTCGGAGTTGAGCATTTTGAAGAACCTGAGAAAAGACTTCATTGAGTTCTGGCTTAGTTACTTTCCATTTAGTGAGTTCTATTTGACTGGCATAAAGAGAGATAGATTTTTTCTCAGACTCCCAAGTATTTTTTCTAAGTGCAAGAGTTTCATTATAGACCCAGCGAGTTTGTTCCAAAATGTTATTCATTTTGGTTATTTGGAGTTTAGTTGGATATAATCTATATTTAAAAGTCTTACGCATATAGACTAATATAATCTATTTGCCTAAGGAATGCATGATTTATTTTAAATTAAATAGACTGGCTCACTTTCATCCCACGGCTAAAGACGCTCGAAGACTTGCTCCGTGGGCTTTCTCGTTCGCAGGATCGTAAATGAAATGTGAATGTCAACACGAAGCTGTTTGCGCTTATAGAAACCCTATCTCTGATGCAGTATACGGCATCATTAAGATACGATTCAGCGGACATGATAATGCATGGGATATTTTGGAAAAGTTTGTCCGGGACAACTGTCAATATCGCGCCTCCAAGTCAGCGGAGTCACCAGGTACAGTCCAGGCGACGCGCCCCGCACAACAGCAGCAGGAGCGCCATTTTGACGCGGGGGCGGGTGCCTCTTCACAATGCAAGGAGCCAAAATGATTAAGCTTAAAAAGGGAGAAACAATTGAAACGATTTGTAAAGCAAGGCTCATAGCTGGATATGAGTTTGAGCTTCAGCGCAGACTTGATTTGGAGATATACTTGGTAAAAGAAAACCCATACCATAAGTATTTTGAGCTATATACACCGGAATATATGAACACTTTAAAGGCAACTGCCTGGGAAAAACTTTAATGTATCCATCATGGTTGGTTGATCATCAACAATTAGATTTATTCAAAAATAAGCTTTCTGGAATGTATTTGACAAAACATAATTCAAGAGTGGTTGTTGGTCAATTCTTTGAACATCTCACCTCAAAATTAATTAATGATAGTGTTTTAGCTGATGTATATGAAGGTGTTGCAAATCCAGATTTAATTGTTTGGAATGGTAAATTGCCATTTGATATTTTATTAGAGGTAAAAGCCTCAATGAAAGCACACTTGTTTGATATACATCAAATTAAATATTATTCCGCTCTTCAAGATAACAATTTTCCTTATACCAGACCTAAAATGTATTATGTGCTTTGGTGCTATCATTTTAATAAGGAAAGCATCAGCATGGCTGGATCTGCTTTGAATCTTGTTAAAAGGCTCGGAAATTATATTGATGCTTGTTTCATTATTCCTATTGAAATAGTTCATTTGATTATTAAATACCTTCCGGTGATGTCATATGGTAAGTGGTCAACAGATATTCGTCAATATTATTATAGAATACCACGTAAGGTTTTTGATTTTTTGAAGGCGGGTAATTTAAGAAGTATGACAAATGCTATTCTTGCAATATCAAATGAAGACATTGGATCCAAATATACAGTCACTGAATATCCTATAGACAAAATACATTTAGGATATTCAATAATAAAACCGTTTTCATTGTTTACTATTTCAAATATGAATTGGGACACCCTAATCAAAAGGAGTTAAGTATGGATTATATCAAAGAAATCGGAAGTGAAATTGACGAGTTGCTTCACAGCGGCAACGGTTTAGAAGAATCCGCTATTGCTGTTCAGACAAAGCACATCGCAGCACTGGAGGAAAAGGTTGCTAAGCTTCAAGAAATACGCGGAATGCCTACTAAGGCTTGTGGCACGGATGCTCTGGTCCGTGGTCGGAAGGAAATTCAACAAAAATTGGCCAGTGATACTCGTGAAGATGTCATTGCAGTACTCGAATGGGTGCTCTTCAAAAGGGAATCAATATGAAGGCCCAAATGCGAAAAGGCAGCCAAGCAAAAGCTCGAATGATAGCCCGATATGTTGTTGAAGTATCTTCCAGTGGCAAGCGGCTATTTACCTTTTTATACCTGGAGGGAATGATGCGTGTTTACGAAACAATGCTGCTGTACCTTCTTTACAAGCCGGCAGTAAAAAGGTATTATAAGCTTCGCACTGATTTAAAGCTTGTCTGGTGTTCTAATCCAAAATGTAATTACTATTATATAGTGAGGCCCAAATGCGAAAAGGCAGCCAAGCAAAAGCTCGAATGATAGCCCGATATGTTGTTGAAGTATCTTCCAGTGGCAAGCGGCAATTTGCTAAATATGAAACGGTGTCAAGAACTGATGAACTAAATGAATTAGTATTTTACGTCTCAGCTTTGCCTATTGGAGCAGCTATTTACCTTTTTATACCTGGAGGGAGCAGTGGCGCTAATAGTGCTGCTGTGCCTTCTTTACAAGCCGGCAGTAGTGCAATAAGGTAAATTACAAATAAAAGGCCGGGAAACCGGCCTTTTTATAATGAAACAAAAGTATATTTTATTCTGCGTTAATTGTAAAATTGAATGGGGTATTCCTGCTTTATTATGTAATATCCTAGTAAAAGAAGTTGAACCGCTTTCGGCTTGTTACTGTTTTAAATATGAACAAAAAACTGAAGAATACGCAGAAAAATTTAATAAAGTAATTAAAATTAACATATTGATAATTTAGTTTTGCTTTACTTATAGTAATTTTTCTGCGAAATTTGTAGTAAATTCGCCACTTTTTTTCTGTTTTTTAGACTTCTATAAAGTTTGATTAAATGGTTTTATATGATAAAAGTGAAAACAGAGTCCCTTTATTATTTAGAAATAAAGTGATTATTTTTTTAAAATAATAATTTTTGTAAAATCTTCAATAATTTTTTGTTTGCATATACAGCATTTATCTTCGATTTCTTTCTCAAGATTTTTTGGATTTTTCATGACCCAAACATCAAATATTTCAACATTGGGGATGTTAATTATTTGAACTAAGTAGCCTAAAAGATTAAGGCACGGAATAAGATCATTAATGATATATTCCTGACTTAATTTTTTGTTTTTTATTACATCATTAATAACATTTTTTAACGATGTATTTTTATAGGCATATAGGTCTTTTTCTCCTTTAATTCCATTCAAATAAGCAATACGTTCAACTCCTTTTTTTATAGGAGAAATTGAATAATTGTCATTTTCTAAAGTATAAGTAACTAATTCAGAAAACTTTTGAATATAATCATCTATTAAAGCATAAATTTTTTGTGGAAATTGTAAATCAGGATTAGGAAACAATGCTTGTATTTGATGCATTTTTTCTTTAGTAAAACGAAGATTATGCTGCTCTTTTCTTTGATCTTCCGGTAAAGACGGACGGCCTAATGGTTTGATCATAAATCCTCCCTTGTTAATGTAATTATTATAATATACTTACTTTTATAAGGTATAGGGAGTAAATCTTAATATTAAATATCATGTTTATATTATTAATATTAATAATTTATAGGGTATACGTATATATTAGAATACTTATATATATTAGTTATCGCTTTTTCTTAGAAGTAAATATATGATAATTTTGTTATAGTATATGGGTTCAGGATAACGTATATTATAAGCATCATACTGCTAAACATCTTTCGGGGGTAAATTCGCCATATGTCACTAAAAAGACCAAATACACCAGAAAAAGCTGCCGAAATGCCAGCCGCTAAGCCACGTCTTGTCCCTAAACCCAACCGCATTAACGTCATTCCGCCACCAAAGCCTGGTGAAGAAGTTGTTTACTCACGAATCAAACACACGCCCATGACAGGTAACTTGAGACATCTTAAACTGCCTCAATTTGGTGAGGTTCGTAATCCAAAAGGCCGTCCAAAGGCTGAACATTGCATAGCTGACATCATAAACAGCTATAACATGATGCCGTTGCCTTTTGAAATGCGGGTCAAGTTGCAAAAGATCATGCCCAAGGAGCTATTGGAGAATTGTACCATACGTCAAGCGTTGATATATCGTGCCTTGTTTGATAGTCTTGCTTTTGGTGATAAGTCTGCCCGTGAGTTCTGGGCAGATCGGTCTGAAGGCAAGGTCAGTCAACCTTTCAGTATTGGTGATATTGAATCATCCAATACGGATGATTTAATGAAACTGCTTGCTCAAAACGTAAAGGCTTTGCAAGATGCCAACAACGCTCAATAAGGCAACACAACGCCACCTCCTGCTACAAAGCCTTGTAATAACACAGGTGCTTTTGTCACGTAAGAACTCCCCACAGAACGTCAACAAGAAAAAATATTACAACGATTGCCTTGGATGGGTTAAAGAGTTTGTAAATATCAAGCTCGATCCTTACCTCGAAAAAGCCTTTGCCGCTTTGTCTAAGCATAACCGGATTGCGCTTCAGGCCGTACATGGTGCAGGCAAGACAACATTCGATGCTATCGTTGTACTTTGGGCTGGCGCTGTCTCGAATGATTGCAAGGTGATAACAACTGCCAGTGTGTGGCGTCAGCTTGAAGATTACCTCTGGCCGGAAATCAGCAAATGGTATAACAAAACCGATTGGACAAAGTTTGGTTCAACGCCCAAACTGCTTACCACCAAGATTGAATTTGGTCCTTCATCTTTCGCCACAGCCGTTTCCCCAGGACAGCCGGAAAGCATTGAAGGAGCGCACGCTCAACGCGTGGTATATATCTTTGACGAAGCAAAAGAGATTGAAGCACCTATCTTTGAATCTGCTGAAGGTGCTTTTTCTACCCCTGGTGATCATATTCAAATCGTTTCATCTACACCTGGTGCGGCCAGCGGGACCTACTATAACATCTGCTCATGCAAGCCAGGATATGAGCATTGGTGCCGTCTTTTCTTTTCTCTCCGTGACGCTATACGCGCAAAGCGTGTATCTATCTCCTGGGCACGTGAGAAGCGCGCAGCCTGGGGTGTTACAAATCCGGTGTATATCAACCGCGTTTGGGGGATGTTTGCTGAAGACAGCGTTGATATGACTATCCCGTTGTCATGGGTCAACGCAGCAATACGGCGTTGGTATGCTTGGCAAAATACGAGTACTGAATTGCCCGCTTTGACTTGTATCGGCGCTGATACGGCTGGACAAGGTGTTGATAAGACCTGTTTCTATTCGAGACACGATCACGTGATCATGCCACCATATCGTGAAGGCAAATCCAACTCAATGAAATTAGCCGGGAAGCTAATGACAATGGTTGATGGTGATGCTTATATCAACATTGATACGTCCTTTGGAGAAGGTGCAGGCACGGCTTGTCGCTTAGATGAACTTGAAGTCAAATGCAATCATATTAACTTTGGTGAAAAGACAGACCGCAAGGATGCTTCAGGTATATTAGGCTTTGCCAATGTACGAGCAGCAATGTGGTGGTCAATGCGTGAACAACTGGATCCACAAAATCATCCCACGTTGTGTTTGCCTGATGATCCTATGCTCATAGGCGATTTGACTGCACCGAAACGTATCATGCGAAGTGATGGTGTTATCCTGATTGAGTCAAAAGATGATATCAGAAAAAGATTAGGCCGTTCAACCGATGATGGGGATGCTGCTTGTTTGGCTTGTTGGCATCCTGACGTTCAAGGAACACCAGGTGTTTATGTGTTTGAATGAAATGCCATTGTCAAACGAGGAATACCAAGCTATGCTTCAACAAATAGCAACAGAAGAGTTGTTTGAAATTGAGGATGAATGTTGTGTAAGGGGGACAATGTGACAACTGCTGTTAGAAAACTAGTCCCCAAAAAACGCTCAGTTCAAGACATCATCCAACACACTTCAGCAGAGGAAAAGCGTAGTTGGTTTGACGCAAACGGCGCAACGCCAGCGCCGATTGCCGGGACCGTTGAAGGTGGAATGCAACAGATCATCCCGGCGATGTATGCTGCCTTTGGTGCTTATGGTTGGCAACAATCCCTCACCTGGTATCAGCTCGCAAACATGTATGTTTCGTGGGAGTATACTGCCACTGAAAAGATTGCACGTACACTTGCTGCTTTACCTGCAAAGCTTTTCCGCTATGAAAATAGTCAGGGCAAGAATGTCAAGCCTTATTATGCCAAGTCCTTGATGTTTCAAATGAAAGATTTGCAACCAAATGCAAAAGCCCATAAGCTGAAAAAAGACCATGGTATTGAACGCATCGAAATTGAAGATCATCCTTTCCTTGATTTAGTCAATGCACCAAGCCCAGATATGGTCAGATACAATTTCTGGCGGATGCTGATGATTCATCTTGAGCTTGATGGCGCTGTTGGTATATACAAAGCCAAGCTTGATATGTTTGGTCATCCCACTGAGCTTCACATTCTCCCAGCGACATGGACAGGCCAATTCAAGCCGGTGCCAGGAAATGATGGCAAGGCTTTAATTAGAGCCTTTCGGTTGCTCGATCAAGATATCAACACGGAGTTTACCAAAGAAGAAATTATATGGATGCACTATACATCGTTGCGTAATCCGTTTGAAGGGATGTCTGCACTTAAAGCGCAGCTATACTCCTTCAACATGGATCAATACCTTATGCAGCAGATCACCGCTTTCTACAAAAACGGTGCAATGTTTTCCAACATGTTTTCTACTGACCAGAATCTGACGCAGAAACAGTACAACGAAATTGCTGGTCAACTTAGTAACTACACTGGCGCAAAAAACGCCGGACAAAAGTTCATTCTTCATTCAGGTTTGAAAGTCGAAAAGGCTTTGACTCAGAATGCTCGTGATGCAATGGTGGATGAAATTGAGCGTATGGCACGTGACAAGATGTTGTCTGCACATGATCTCTCAGCCGGAAAAATTGGCTTAACAGAGCATCAGAACCGCTCCAATTTGGAAGTGGTGGACATGGGTTTCTTCAATGAAGCTATAAAGCCACGTGCCATGCTCATTACCGAATACTTTCAACCGCTTGTTCATTCATACGATGAGAACCTTGATTTTGAATTTGATTATCCTCACTTTCAGGACCGTGCTCAGGACATTCAGGAACGTAACACCAACTTGACTACTGGAGTCACAACTCGCAATGAAGAGCGAAACAAGATGGGACTTGAGCCTATGGACGGTGGTGACATAATATTAGTATCACCACTTTTAGTGCCGTTAGACAGTGTAGGTGCACGTCCAGTGCAGGGGACACCTACCGGACAGCCCAAGCCTGGATCGCAGCAGGGCGGTGTAGCGCCGTTGGAAAAACCAGCAGTTGAGCTGCCTTCACAAAAGGGTGGACCGGGAAGTGGTCCCCAAGGTGGACATCATGAGGAAAACTTCAGTCATGGTAATATTCAAATCAGAATCACTCATGATGAAACAGGCAAACACGTTGAAACAATGATAAGAACTCAATACGGTTGGGAAATCATAAGCAATTCTGACCCTCGTGCTCATGATGCTTTTATTGCTTTACATAATAGTCATTCAAAGTCATTTATTTCACCAGATACAAAACAAGCCATTTGGAAAAAGTTTGACGCCGAAGCAACCTCATATGAACCTTTGTTTAAGAAAGCCTTTGTCAAATTCCTACAAGAGACAAGTGCACGCGTGATTAACAACCTTGAAAAGCATGGTATCAAAATCAAATCCAACATTGCGTCTATGAATTTGAATAGCAAACAACAGTGGCTTGCTGAGCATAAGGACCGTGTCAGTGAGATATTGCCTGACAAAGCGGATATGATTAAAAGTTTGAAAGCTGCTTTTAAACCTGTATACTCAGCAGTGCTACAAAGTGCAGGCAAAATGCAAATGGCGTCCCTCAAAACGATAAAAGCCGATGCCGAAGAAAACCTTGATTTCAACCTCAGTGACCCACGTGTTGTAAAGTGGATTGGTGACCGGCTTGATGATACTTCTGAAACAACGGCGCAAACGACTATTGATGCAGTACGCAGTAAACTCCGCACAGACTTTGAAGAGGGTGAACCGCTTCTCAGGATGTCAGAGCACCTTAGAGACTATTTCACCGGTGCCGAAACCTGGCGCGCAAACGAGGTTGCCAGGACAGAAGCAACCGCAGCAACTGGACGTGGACAACTTGAAGGAGTTGTTCAGATGGAATTGCCGGGAATGGGAAAAGGTTGGCTGATTGAAGATGATCCTCATACCCGTGATACCCACCGTGCCGCTGCTGAACAAGGCATCATTGATTTAGATGAAGATTTTGTGGTGGGCGCGGATAAAATGCAAACGCCAGGCACCGGTGATTTGGCTGAGGAAAGTTGTAACTGTAGGTGTGGAATTTACTTTACACCAATGGAGGCAAAATGAAACACGTATATGGTTGGAAACGTCAGCTGCCAGACTTCCGGGATTTACTTATGCCAGCGCCGTCACAGGTACTTCCCCCCAGCGTGTCCCTCAGGGCAACTTGCCCACCCATTAAGGACCAGGGACAACTAGGTAGTTGTACGGCGCACGGCATAACGTCCTGTGTTGAATTCCTTGAACTGAAGGACAAACATCCTTTGGTTTCATTATCGCGTTTGTATCTGTACTACAATGAGCGATATGCTGAGGGCACGCCGAACGTGGACAGCGGTGCGGAAATCCGTGATGGAATCAAAGTCTTGAAGCAACACGGTTGTTGCCCTGAAGCAATATGGCCTTATGATATTGCTCATTTCACTTGGCAGCCGTTGAAATCCTGTTATCAAGCATCAATAAAGCATGATCTTGTGTTGTTCATGGCACTGAAAACAATACAGGATATGAAAACTTGCTTGGCTGACGGGTTTCCTTTTGTTTTTGGCTTTTCCGTGTATGAGTCTTTTGAGTCCGATGAGGTTGCGCAATCCGGTATTGTACCTATGCCACAAACCAATGAAAGCTTTCTTGGTGGTCATTGTGTGTACTGTGTTGGGTATGATGACAAGACAAAAATGTTCCTTTGCGCAAATTCCTGGGGAATGTCTTGGGGTCAAAAAGGCTTTTTTCAGATGCCTTATGCATATCTTACCAACGCCGATTTGGCCAGTGATTTTTGGACATTACGGAAAACGAGGTCAGAATGAAATTTGTTTTACTGGTAATACTGGCGATGGCGGGCGGGGTGACAATATGAAAATAATACGCATAACCGATTCTATCGGATGGACAGCGACGACCGGATATTGGCCCTGGATTCAGGAAGATTAGCGCTATGCTTGACTATTTTCCGATGCTCAACGTGACAAAGATTTACAAAACCGGAACGGATTGCACCAATATCTTAATTTGGCCGTTGGAGTAATTATGAACTTGATTGAATTACTCAACGCTGATTTGGCATTAGAATATGCCAATGGCATTCAATACATGCAACACGCGGCTTGCCTTGATGGATTGTATGTGGTATATCGGGATGAGCTTTTAGCCCATGCAAAAGATGAGATGAAGCACGCTCGAAAACTGAATGACTTGATTACTTTTCTCGGCGGTGTGCCAAGCGCGAATATCGGTCAAATCTTTACAGCATCAGAAAACGATGCCATGCTAAACCAAGACCTGACAGGCGAAAACACGGCTATACTCCGGTACACCGAAAGGATCAGCCAAGCCTGGGCCCAGCAGGATTTTGCCACGGCGGCTGTGCTCCTTGGCATTATAAAGGATGAACAAGGACACACAAACGATCTGGAGACAATTCTTAGTGCATAATTCATCTTATCAGTTAATGAAAGGACTTGTATCAAAATACAGTCCAAAACCGGGTGTCATATTTGATATTGGTAGTCAAGATATCAACGGCACCTACAAACCACTTTTTGACGGCTGGCAATATCATGGTGTTGATATTGCTATGGGAATTAATGTTGACATAATTATGACAGATTCTATCCCAGTGCCAGATGGATACGCTGATTTGGTTATCTCCGGCCAAACGCTTGAACATTGCAAAAATCCTTTTGCGTTGGTGAAGGAAATGGCGCGAATACTCAAGCCGAACGGCTTTATGTTTTTGATTGCTCCTTTCCGGTGGACGCAACATAGATACCCGATTGATTGCTGGCGGTTTCTTCCCGATGGAATGCGTTGTTTGATTGAACCTGAATTAAAGTTTGTTGCATCAGCAATTTCCAAATCATCTCCAACAGAAGATGATTGTTGGGCAGTGGGGCAAAAATGAACGTGAATTTTATAATTACCTGTTACAACAGGGAAGCGTATTGGCCGCACCTTAAAAAGCTGATAGAGTCTTATAAGATGATAAAGGCCAATATTGCGTTTTGTTACAATGGTCAATCAAATATGGATTGTAATTTTCGTTGTGATAATCCTGGGCTATCCGCTGGGGATGGAAAAATGATTTGTGGTGGGTTTAATGTTCTCAAAAACAACGGTGTTCATAAATGGATCAAACTTTCTGTTGATAGCTGGTTGTGTATTGAAGAAGCTATTGTCCATTTACTCAACGTAATGGAAAAAGAAAAACTTCATTATATTGGAAGTGACTGGGACAAAACCGGATATTCAACTGATATTATGTTTATGGATACGATGTTCATACAATCTTTTGTCAATTCATTCAAACCGGGAATCAAACTTGAACAACAATGTAAACACGTTGCTCAGAATCTCGGTTTCTATAAAATAATCCCAAACCGGGGCAGAAGTCTCAACACCGATTTGGGTTGGACAATGCAGCATGACCTTCAAAAGAATTTGGAGTTCTTAAATGCAATACAGCACTAAAGAAATGCAAGCTGAATGTAATCGTTGTCGATCCTACGTGGCAATGTGTGGTTGCGGTCAAAATAAAAAGCCTAAAGACTGTTTGAAGAAAAAATATGAAACCAAATCAAAACCAATTGGAGGAATAAAATGAAACTGCAGTACAAAGAGCTACCCGGCAAAGTTGTGAGTTGGGATGATGCAAACTTGACCATCACGCATTTCATCAGCACTGAAACCCAGGACAGCGGTGGCGATGTTATGGTGGCAAAAGGAATGGTCATCCGTGGAAAGCCCGTTGTACTGTTTCAGCACGGACAAGATCCAGTTTTCGGGAATGAGCCTATTGCTAAAGCATTGAGTATTGTTCCCGGCGAAAACGAGGGCAAGGTTGGTATCCTTGCCACAACCAAATTCTTTGATGATCGCAAATTGACTATTCCAACATGTGTTGGCCAGCGGCTGTATGAAAAAGCCAAGGATGATACCATGCCCAATTGGTCAATCGGTTTCAACAGCATTAAAGCAACACCGATAAAGGGTGGTCGCCGTGTTGACGAATGGGAACTGCATGAGTATTCCCAAGTTGCCGTGGGGATGAACAAGGAAGCAACAACGCTGGCAATGAAGAAATACGGCGATTTACTAGCAGAGCCTAAGTTTGTGGTAATACCAATCATAAAGTGTTTAGGGTGCTCAAAAGAATTTGATTATGCAAAAGAACCAGAAGTCTCTGTCGGTGCTGTGAAATGTCCAGGTTGCGGAAAAAACGTGGATCAAACAGGAAAGGTTTTGGAAGAGGAAAAAGGTGGACCTAGCTCAGAAGAAGCTGTAAAAGACTTGGATGAAGTTGAAGAAATCAAATCCAAAAAAGCACCACACGAGCTTGCGCATAAAAACATCTATGCAATGCATAAGGAGTTGGTGAGTGACCTCAAAGCCTTTTCCAAGGATGATGTGACCGAACGTGGTACAGAAGGTTGCGCAAAAGAGGCAATGGATGACTTTTCTGACAGTGTTACGCCGCACGTGGTAAAGTATATCAAGTGTGTTCGGGACATGAAAAAGGAAGCTACACTGCCAAAGATTGAAGCTGAAGAAAAAGGTAGACCTGGCTCAGGACCAAGACCGGGACATGGAAAAGAAGGTATTGAAGCAGTTATGGCGGATCACTCTCATAATTTAGAAACGCCTCTTGGAAAACTTGAAGCAAATTTAAGGACTAGAATTGCAGGTATTCAATCCGATATTACGGCGCACACTGTTGATGGAAAACTTCCTGAAGGTTTACAATATCTTGAGGATGATTTGTTATCTGCTCAACATGATCTTGTAACTATGTGGCATAGAGTTGAAGATGCCCATAAATCATTTGATAATAATGAAAAAGCGTATACGGCTCAACATAGGGCTTTGCACGCAGCACGAAATGAAATGATCAAAAGCATTCAAACCCTTACGGGAAACAAAGCGTGTGTGCCTGAAGCAGAAGCAAAGAAAATCGTGGCAGAGCACCATAAGTGTGCAATGCCTTTAGCAAAGGAATTTATTAAGGCGTGTCATTCTCCTGAGACAAACCCCGTTGTCCCAGAGAAGAAACCGCCCATACTGAAACTCAAACCCCAGGCGCAAGTGAAGGTGTTGAAGATCAAACCAACAGCCAAACCGAAAATCACGGTTGAAGTGGTCGCGGCTATGATTGCGAAGTCTCAAGCAGTCGTGGCTGAAACGGTGACGGCTGAGTTACGTCGATTGTCCGGCAAAGTAACCAAATAACCAAAAGGAGTCTCATATGGAAAACGAGTTGGAACTCAAAGACCTGCAGGCTATGATTGATAGCGGCAGTTCAACAGCTGCTCTTGCAGCTGTAAAGGCTTTTACCGAAACAGGCCTGAAGGCAGAAATCAAAAAGATTTATCCCAATTTCGGTGAAGAGGGTGATTTCGCAGGTGGCCAGATCAAATCGCGTGCAGGCAGTGTCCTGGACGTTTCCATGCTTCGCAAGGGATACGCCGGACAGACGGATGCTGAATACGCTGCAAGCCTTTGCAGTTTTGGCGGCCCATACAAAAAGCTTTCTCCGGCGATGGAGCTGTGGGGCAAGCTGCTCAAGTGCACCGGAAACCGGAATGCACTGCTCCAGTTCCCCTATCAGGATCTCAAAAACCTGATTGCGGAAGAGTACAAAACGTATGGGATCAAAGCACCCACGGATGCAATGGCTGAAGATAACACCAGCAATGGAAGTTACTTGGTGCCCATTGAATTTCCGTCCATGGTCATTGAAGCAGCTATCAAACAATCACCGGTGCTCAACAATGTATGGCGTATGCCGATGAACGCTTCCATTGTGTCAATCCCCAAGCTGACCCAGAGTGATGGGTCATACTTTGGTGGAGTGACCTTTCAGGAAGCTGGCGGCATTACGTACAACGCCGGTGTTGTAAAAAACACGGGTGAGGGTGTTCTGATCAATCCCAAAAAAGCCGACATTGAGCGCATCGTGCTTCTGGCCAAAAAGGTCGTGGCTGGTGTCATTCTCACAGATGAAATCATCCAGGACAGCGTGATCAATATTGTCAATTACATGACTGGACTTCTGGTCAAGGCTTGGCAATATCGTCTTGAGTACTACGTTATCCAGGGCAATGGCACGACACAGCCGTTGGGTATCACGCGTGATGCAGACATCATTGCATCGGCAGTGCCCAGACTTGTTGCGGGTTCGTTGAACTATCCTGATTTGATCAAGGTGGATGGTGAACTGGACGAAATCTTTGCCGGTTCAGAGTTCTGGCTTATGCGTCGTAAGACACTTGCCAATCTCCGGCTCAAGACCGACAAAGTGGGTCAGCCTATTGTCCGTGAATCGTGGGGAGAAAGAATGGGCACACCACTCATGACGCCCACTATCCTTGATCACCCATACCATGTCACGAAAAACGTGCCGGCACTGGGACAGACCGGTGACGTAATCATCGCAAATCTGGGTATGTACATTCTGGGCATGCGCTCAGATATGCGCATTGACATCAGTGATGCACCGCGTTTCGAGTATGACGAAACAAATGTCAGATTTGTAGCGCGGCTTGATGGAAAGCCGGGAACAGCATTCGCATTCAAAATGTTGAAAGGGAGCGTGAGCTAACCAATATGGGTGGCGCTGATGCATGAACGCAACAGCGCCCATCCCATTTTTACACCAGCAGCGCGCAACTTGTTAAGGAAGAAAAAGTGGAAGAACGTAGAGTTGAATGTATAAGCATTTGTGATAATTTCCACATATTGCGTGGAGATCGTTGCGTGTTGCCTTTTCCAAAAGCCAGAATGCTTGAAGCGATGGGAGCTGTAAAGATTATTGATGAACCTATTGTTGCAAAACAAAGTCAAGACTCAGATTACATGTACAGATTCGCTTTTTCGAAACGTCCTATGACACGAGTCATTTGGATTCAAAACTATGACAAAAATGGCGGCGCTGAAATATCAAATTTCAACTGCATTGCAACAGGCCGTAATCTTGGTTTTGATGTTATTGGTGTTGTTATAAACAATATGCAATCCTTTAACCTATTGCGTCAAGCTGATGTGATAATAGTCAATAATCTACACGCAGATAACAAAGAGACTATTATTGACTATCTTAACAAGACAACAATTCCGTGGATCAAATATGAACATGATCTTTCTGAACATGATTTTGATTTGTACAAAAAATCCAGATTAAATATCTTTATTTCCCCTATGCAACAGAAGTTTTATGCTCAAAAATGTGGGGAAATGTCACCTTCAGTTTGTTTGCCCTTGGCCATAAACCCAGATCGTTGGGAATATAAGGCAAATAGCCGTGAGCCAAATTCAGTTTTCATACCAGCGTGGGAAAAATGTCAGAAAAACGCTGAGCAGTTTATCAAAGAAAATCCTGACAAGAAGTTTTTTGTGGCAGGTAACGCTATGACTGATAATGCTGTGAGACTCGGTGATGTGGATTACGTTGCTATGCATGATTTATATCATAGATTTGAAACAGTATATCATGCTCCTGTCGTGCCTTTCGCTGGCGATAGGGTAATCTTTGAAGCAGTCCTTAGCGGTTGCAAAATAATTACAACATCCAATGCTGGCCATACGTCTTGGGATTTTGATTGGCATGATCAAACGGTTTTGAGAAGCAAACTCAAAACTGCTCTATATGATTTTTGGCATCATGTTGAAAGGATCTCAAATGAGTCCTAAAACAATAGCATATTTTAAATCTGGTATCGGTAATTTTGTTCAATTTACTCCTGCTTTACAAGCCATGGCAAATATGGACGCCACTGGTAAAGTTGATCTTTGTATTGATTCTACTTGGGGAGATTACCGGAAGAAAGCAATGTTTTCAATTTGGGAAAATTTACCTTTTATAAATAAAGTTATATCCATAAAAGATATTGTTGAAGAGCAATATAAAGTTTGGTTTTGGACGAATTGGACAAATGGCGGCGATGCTCGTGAACTATTCAAGGGCAAGCATCCTTATGAACCGCCGGAATGGGATCAGGAGAAAGAATCTGAGAGTGATTACTATATCCGTTTGGCCAAAATGTTCTATGGATATAAAGGCCCAAAACCTTCTCAAATGATAGTACCAGCAGCGCAACCGATTATTGATAAACAAGGCAAAAAGCTGGTGGTGCTTTGTAATGGTGGTTTTGCTGAATTAAAAGTATTCAAAAATTGGCCGGGTTTTTCTCTTTTCTCCAGTGAACTGAAATCTTATTTTCCTGATATGATTATAGCAAAAATCGGTTGTGGACATGAGTTGGAAAATGTTGAAGCTGATTTAGATTTTGTGAGTAAATCCACATTAGCCGAAACAGCCAAAGTGATTTCTCAAGCGGATTTGATGGTCACTACAGATACGGGCAATATGCATATAGCCGATGCGTTACGTATCCCTTTAATTGCGCTTTGGGGTGGTAGTAGTGTGGCAAAAAACAAGCCGTATGAAACCCTGTGTAAAATCGTACACCTGGGGTTGCCTTGTCAACCTTGCCAAGCTAACGGCGATTATAGAGCATGTCAGGATTTCAAATGTATCAACGATATTCAAGTTGGAGAGGTTATATATTTTGTAAGATCCTTCTTCAACAAAGGAGATTTCAATGGCAACTCCTAATTGGGCCAATTTGACCGATTTAAAAGGACCGATGTATTTGAACCTTACTGAGCAGGATGCTTCACGTGATGCTGCTTTAACAAAATTGAGCCAACACGTCACTGATGAAATGATTTCTTATTTGGATAACGATGCTGTTGACCCCAGTGCCCCGGTGTTGTCTCTTCAGCGCGCTTGTCTTGAGCAATGCTGCTATGAATGGAAACAGCGTGCAACACCTGGGTTGCAAAGCGTTCAAATGCAAGACGGCAGTATCAATAAATTCCAGATTGATGAGTGGTTGAAAAACGTCAAAAAGATACTAGACCGATATAAACACTTTGCCCTTTTTGAGACAACGTAATGAAAGCATCAGGATTTGTAAAAGTCACTCGTGCGTCCTTGCAAATCAAGGACCGTACTATTATGCCACCGGATAGGACGTTGTTCAATTATTTCCAATTACAACCTGATGGCACAGTGAAAAAAGTACAAGGTGTCTGGGGCGATTATTTACGGGATGTTGATATGAAAATAGTGGTGATTCAGCATGCGCCATTAAATTCTAAGGAAAATACTGAGCACGCTATGCTTATTACGGATATAGTACAAGAGGGTATCCCTGACCCGTTTTTTATACCTGACCCTATGTTGCCTTATTGAGGATTTATGTCTGATGAAATGAAATTTGAAACAGATTTTTCTGAGCTGTACGCGGCTAAGAAATGGCTTCAAATCTATGTTGGTAAAATGGTAACACAACTTGTCAATAGGACAACTATTGCTTTGCGCAATCATATTGTTCAGGACTTGTTTCAAAGTTATTCAATGATTGGCCCCAAAAATAAGGGAGTAATTAACAGCAGATCAGGAGAATTGAAACGCAATATTACTCATACACCGGCTATAACAGATGACGATATTGTTTCAGGTGGTGTAAATATTGGCACTGTTTACAACAGAATGATTTTTGGAAAAGTTGGACAAGTTACCCATATTACTCCAAAATCAGCAGGTGCCTTAGCCATTCCGCTTCCAGCGGCTTTAGATAGTAATGGTACTTCAAGAGGAAACCCCAGAGACACAGCAGTATTTGGAGAAACCTTTTTGGCAAAATCTAAAGCCGGAAATATGATAATTTTTGGCAAGTTGAATTATACTCGTGGAGCAAAAGCTGGTCAATCTCATGGGGATATTGTACCTTTATTTGTACTCAAAAAGAGTGTTGATGTTCCTGTTCAAATAACCTTAGAAAGCTTGCGCGATTGGGTTCAGCCTATCCTGGGGAAAGGCATGGCTGATATTCGTGATGGGCTTATGGAGTCAACATTAGTATGACACCTATTTTTACACTATTGCTCAATGAAGTCAAAGCAAATATTGTGTTGGTAATCGGCAACGCTGCCCGTGTATTTATTAATCCATCGCGTGGTTTAAGGGAAGAGTTAGCCAATGATGCCAACAAAATGTATTCAAATGTCTTTACGGATAAAATGCGATCAAAAAAGATCAATTTAATGACCGAAAAAGAATTTGACCTGGAGGTACATACATGGGTAAAAGCTGACACGGATGAGAAAGCCAGAGAAAAGGCCACTTTACTGGATGCGGATATACAAAGTCAAATACTTCCACTTTCATCCAGTGTACGGCGTTATGCTCAGTATTTTGAAGAGCAGACAGATAATTGCTCTGATATCGTTTATTATTCAGAGGGATTATGCGTTGTTATTTCAAGGTACAACGTCAAATTTCGACATGCTTACGGAAAACCCACTCAACAAAATCCATAGGAGGAAACCATGGAAACGTCAAAGATCAGTCCGAATGTAAACAATCTGTCAATGCCCCGTGGAGCACTCTCTTTCGCGCCGGTGAATGACTCTGGAGTCATGACCGGAGAAATCGACTTGGGCAACGTTACCTCTTTGGAGTTGACGAATGCTATCAAGTACAAAGACCACATGACATCTCATGACAGTGTTGTCGTGTTGGATGCAAAAAAGCCCAGTGAGCAGCAATGGACACTGAAGTTTGCGCCGGAAGAGCGCAGCGCCGAAAACATGGCACTGTTTTTCCTTGGTGATCCTGACAAGCAAAAAGGAGCTGCAGCAGATGCTTTGACCCAAACGTCAGGGCATATTACCACGCAATCAATGAAAGCATATCTTGACCGTTGGCTCGATCTTGGTAAAAAGTACATCAAGCCGGGTTCAATCATCGTATCAGGTGCAGTATCTTTTTCATGCACTCTTACCTCCAGTGGAGAAGATACCAATTGCCGGGTGGACTATGAAAATGGTTTGCTCATGATCAAATCAATAATCGGTCGCACCACAGATGCTCAAACAGTGAATGTTGCTTTCAAATTTGGAACATTTGCCCTGCGCAGATTTCCGTCACGCATTCGGCCCATGGTGGGTTTTCTCAGGTATCGTGGGCTTTCCGAACAGGGACCGCGACATGCAATTGAATGTTGGAAAGTTCAAATCACACCGGATTCAGCCCTGGCCGCAATCAAAACCCAGGATTATGCTGGACTTGGTTTCTCCGGTGATGTATACATCGATGACGATACCAATGGTCATCGGGCAACAGATCCTTTCTTCCGCGTCACGGAATTAAGTGTGGCAACGGCATATCCATCATAAAGACAAATTAGGGCCAGGGTGTACGTTTCCTTGGCCCTAAGTCTTATCGTTAAAATTTAAACACGTTTAAATGGCTTCTGGAGGATAATATGGCAGAGTTTAAACCGGACAACGCGGAAATCCTTTTAGACGGTGAAACGGTTGCTGGGATTTTGGTCAAACCGTGGACCTTGACAAAATGTGCAGCCCTTTCTCCGGTGTTTGAACGGATTGCTGTTGATTTGAGAAAACGCAATTTGGCTTTCAAGGATTTCTTTGCTGAGGGAAAGGTAATCAATATCGAGCAGTTGTATTTTACAATCATGCCTTTTATGCCGGAGATACTCAAAATCACTTTGGATACTGATGTAGATAAGATAAACCAAACAGCCATTATTCAGTTCATAGTGACTATGGTCCGGCAAAATATTGAATATCTAAAAAACTTATTTGCCCTGATAACAACAATGGCTCAACAGGTAAAAGAGCAGACCAGCTCATCAGGGCAGTAGAAACGCTGGTATCAAGGGGTCACGTCAATTGGCAAGACTATTCATTAAGGAAAATAAACGCTTTGTATAAAGCAGCAATACAAAATCAACAGGAAGAGTCAAAACAAGAAGGTATTGCTGTACGCTACGGAATGAATGCAACATCTCAGGAGTTTGACAAGTGGCTGAAGACAACTTAGCATCACTCAAAATTGCCATTGAGGCTAGTCTCAAGGACTTTTCCAGTAAAATGGGAGAGTTTGAGAATGTTCTTAAAGGCACTGAAGCCGCTACACAAACCACCAAAAATTCATTTGGTGAAATGGCTGGTGCTTTTGCTGTTGGCCAACTCGCTGCTGGAGCAGTTACAAAAGCCTTTGAGGAATTGATAAAAGCTGTCATAGAAGGTATTGGTGCTGCCGATGAACAAGCCTTAGCAGTTATCCGCTTGACGTCTGATTTAGGTGCTGGCGCTGAAGCAATTGTAAAATGGTCAGAAGCTCAAGAGAAGAAAACAAGATTTTCAAAAGCTGATTCTGAATCTGCTGCAACGTCTCTCACTATTCATAAACTTAACCGGGAAGAAATTGAAAAACTTCTTCCAGTGATTGAAGATTACGCTTCTAAAAAAGGTGTTTCAGCAACAGCAACAGCTGAGGCTTTTGGTCGCGCAATCGAATATGGCACAACTCGTGGTTTGCGGCCTTATGGAATTGAACTTGAAAAATCAGGTAGCCAACAGGATATTTTTAATGAGTTGGTAGCTGCTGGTCAAGGCAAGGTCAAGGGCATGGCTGAGCAAATGGGTCAAGCCGGACTTGGACCTGCAAAAATATTTAATAACCAAATGAAAGAGATTTCGGAAGAGTTTGGCAGCAAAATAATACCTTACATTTCTGATTTTATCAAAAATGTAGGGCCAGGTTTGCTTTCATTCTTTGAAAAAGTTGCCAGCATGGTGGATAAAATAGTCAAGGGTTGGGGTGCTATTGGATCCTTCCTTGGTTATATGGCTGGCGGAAAAAGCATGCCTCAGGCACTGGAAATGACTCGTGCTGACAATGTTGAAACACCGGATATAAAAGCAGCTGCTATCACCAGTGGTCCTGAAAAATCCGCTTTGGGTACAACCAATGTCATGGGACGCGGCGAAAAGAAAGATGATTTCTGGACAAAACAACATGAAGTAATTAAATCAAATTTGGAAGTTTACAAAGCTCAAATTGAAGAGTCAATAAAAGATCTCAGTGATGCCCTTAAAAATAGCGGAAAATCAGTTGATGAATGGTATGTTGAAACTTCTGAAAAAATAGCTCAAGGCGCTGATGAACAAATAGCTGTTCAGCGTGAGATAATACGTACTACCTCAGATGCAAATGAAAAAGCAAAAGCCACAAATGAAATTGCCAAAATAGAAATTGAAACACGACGAAAGCAGATTGATCTTGCTGAACAATACAAACAAGCTCAGGAAAAACTTGCACAAGCTCAAAAGTTAGTTGAGGATGCCCAAGAAAGAGCAATGCCAGAAAGTAAAGACGGTGGCGGTCTCGAAGCAAAATTTGCAAAGGAAATGTGCGCCCTTAAAAACAAACAGGATCAAGAAACGGCTACATTAACAAAGGGTATTCATACTCAGCAACAACTTGATGATCTTATTACAGCCCATAAACTTGAAAACATTAATAAGGTTGCGGAGTTTGAAAAAGAGAAGCAAGCTGCCCGAATTGGGTTAGAAAAAACAGCAGCGGATGCTATCGGAAGTATAGCCAATGATCTTTATGAACTCACCGGAAGTAAATCAATTGCACTTTTCAATCTAGGAAAAACCGGATCAATCGCCCAGGCCACAATAAATACATTCGAGGGTGTTACTAAGGCAATTGCTCAAGGTGGCGTGTTAGGTATAGTTACCGGCGTACTAGTGGGTGCGGCGGGTGCCCTATCTATTGCTAAAATCATAGCGACGCAACCACCTAAAATGGAAAAGAAAGCCACTGGTGGCTTGCTTGAAGGTCCATCACACGCCGCTGGTGGGATGAATTATGAAGCTGAGGGTGGGGAATTTATACAACAACGGTCTGCCGTAAATAAATATGGCACGTATGCTATGAATGCTATAAATCGTGGTTTGGTTTCTCCTAGTGCTATGCGCTCCGCTGTTTCCGGTGGTTCAAATGTTGGAGGAATGAATTCAAAATCAGGTGGAGACATTCATATTACTAATATAAATGACCCACGTATGATTGATCGACATTTAGCATCAGCCGATGGTCGTGCAAGTCTAATCAATCACATGGGTCAAAATAAAATGGCCATACGGAAAGCTTTGGGTGTATGAATACTGATTGCTTTTCATGGTTGCCGGATTGGACAAATGGTATTGAAATGAAATATCGTTTTGACACCGTAATAAATGCTGGAGAAACGGGCAACGAACAAGCCCGTATCCCTTTGTATGAAAATATGAAAAGATCTATTTCAATTACATCTTTTTCGCCGGATTACCTTTCAAATATCGAAAATTTCTTGAGAAAAATGCATGCAGATTTTTTTCAATTGCCTATTTTTACTGAGCCTATTATGCCTATAGGTATTTTTGGATCAAATCTGAGTGGGGTCACAGCTGTCCAATCAAAAGGACTTTTAAATAATTTCAATTTGAATAATCTTTGTGATCATATTTTAATGATTAATCTTCAAGATCACAATGTTTCAGAATTACACACACTTGTTTCTGTTGATAGTGATACTCAAATGACAATTGGTGGCGCTTTTGGCCTTGATTTCTATCTCGGAAAAACAGTTTATTTTCCACTGATGACAGCATATACAAATGAATTTTCGGACGATATTACTACACCCCAAATAGTTGATTCAACTTTAACTTTCGAGGAACACTTTTGATCTATTACGCTGATTTAGGAAAATCAGGGACCGGTGATGGTTCTTTCGGTAATCAATACGGAAAAGACCAGTGGGATACTATTGACCCTGCTGGACTTGGGGCAACTGAATTGCAAATTAAGGGTGGTGCAACCTATACAAGAGATATTCTAGTTTGTGGTTTGGGTACTATAAGCAAATGGCCATTAATAACTTCTCAAGATCCTTCAATACCTTTCCGAATAAACGCACCAGGATATTCTGTACAATTTAATCAACCATCACCTGAGTTTTTTCAAGGCACGGTTGAATTGAGCAACGCAATAATTTATTGTCATGATATTGCTTTACCATATACACATGATTGTTTTCTTTCAGTGGTCGCTACTTGGCAATTTCCAGGTGGATTATTCTGTAACGTATTACTTCATAATATCGTTTATGGATTAGCAAATTACATGCCTTTTACCGATTCTGCTGGAGTGATTAAGAACAGTTTAATTTATGAGTTATCTACTGGCTATCATTTATTGACAACAGGAGGTATCCTTGATACAGTACTTACAAATGATACTAATCTAGCTGGACTGACTGATGGATCCTGGACTGATAGTGGGACTATATATAATTTTTCTATTCACGGTGGTACACCATCAGGTTGGGATGACACAAATTTATCCAATTTTGCTCTTGGAGCTGATCCTGATTATATTCCAGCTTGGGCTGTTGTTGCTCCTTCAAACTTAACTTATGATATAAATCCTGCTAATTATCCTATTAATGTTACAATAACTCCAAATACGCCATCACACGACGGAGGAAGCGCCGTTGTCTCTTATGCAATTGATCATTCTTTACCAACAGGATTATCATTTAATACAACCACTGGTATTATAACGGGCACACCAACGGTTGTTACAATAACAAATACATACGTAATAACGGCAACAAATTCTGCAGGATCAACTAATTGTAATTTGGTTTTATCAGTTTTTGATCCAAACGCTATAGACCTTTTCAATATCGGAATTGATTGGCTTAAGCATCCTACACAAGGATTGGAACCTTTCCGAACGCCCATTCAATATCCTGGCACTGGAATAAGAATCAGGAAAATAACTGATGAAATCCAAATTAAATTTACTGCATCTTTTACAAATATGACAAAAGCAATTGAAAATACTTTGTTAACTTATTTCAAAAACCATAAAGGCCGTTTAAATGCATTTTGGGTCCCAGTGCCTAAAAATTACTTTTTTGCAACAGCTGATGTTGGACCAACAGATACTACTATTCAAATTCAAGACGTTTCCCCCATTTGGTCACGCGGGTATGAACATATGTTTATTTTAGATCAATTTGGCAATTTTTATCATGCTAAAATAATAAGTTTGACAACATCTTTAATGACAATTGATGCTCCCATAGGTGCTATTTTAAAATCAAACATATCTATGTTCGGAAAACTTATTTATGGCCGTTTTGATATGGATGAAATTCAAATGCACTATATTTCGCCGGGAATATCTGAATGTGATTTATCTTTCATAGAATTGTCAAAAGAATATGTTTAATGATAATATATTTGACCGAGAACAAAGCACTTCCGCTGAGTTGTATATATTCTCATTCAGTGACGGATCAAATTTGTATTTTACCTCATTTGAACGGGATATTCTTACTTCAGAAACATACGATGGTTATGCGTATACTCATATTCCTATTCAGCGCAGTGAGTTTGAAAATGATGATACCTTGGCTTCAAATAAGATGCAAATAACAGCGCCAGTATTGAATACATTTGCAAATAATCTTATTTTCGGTGGGCAAATCAACGTATCAATAATTAAAATGTTTCTTGCAGATAAAACGCATCAATCCATTTTTAACGGCTTGATTTTGTCTATAGAGAAAAATGTTGGAGAAGCGATTGCTCAATGTGCCTCAAAAATGTATTACCTTGAAAAGGATCTTCCAAGAGTATTTTTTCAAGCACAATGCAATAATACTCTTTTTGATGCAAAATGTACTATGTTAAAAAGCAATTATCAGTATACTGTTTCTGCAACCGTAAGTCAAAACGGATATAAACTGACAATTAATGATAGTGACTACAATGGTATTTTGTCTGATTTTCCTTTCAGGCACTATTTCAATTTTCCCGATGGAAGCACTGTGAAAGGGTTGTGGACGTTAGGGCAAGCAACATATAATGGGGAGATAAGATTTATCACAAATCATCTTGTTAAAGTCATCTATTTGCACTATCCTTTTACGGGAATAGTTTCTGGAGTGATTTCTTTGGTACTCATAGCTGGTTGTGATAAAACTGGACTTTACTGCTCAACTGTTTTTGGCACTACTATTCCAGCAGCAAAAATTGATAATGGAAATATTTTTAATTTTACCGGAATGCCTTATATGCCTGCAGCAGATCCAACAATTATGGCGGTGGGGACATGATTTCTCAATTGTGTAGCGGAACAACTCTCAACCCTGTCTTGTCAGTCACCGCACCACCAGGACTGCAATTCTTTTCGGGTGTCCCTAAGCCGGTTCCCATAGTGTATGGTAATTCTTTTGTTGAGGGAACTATCATAAGTGACATCAACGCTGAGCAAAAACAAGTACCAGGCTTTATGACTACTCAGTGGGAAGTTGCTTTGTGGCAAGCTATTTGCCATGGAAAAATAATTCTTAACGCCATTGTCATAGACAGCAAACAGCTTTGCGCGCCAGATGGTACAGCATATGTCAAAGATCGTTTTAATGACGGAACAATGGAAATTGTTCCTGATATTTACGACAAAGACCCAACAAATGGGGCACTTACCCTGCTACCCTATCTTTCTGCCCTACACGGCATAGCGCATTATCAGTGTTTGGCAGCAGACAACATTCCTATTGATTTAACAAATAAAGTACCGAAAATTCAATATGACACAACAAGGGTTCTTTCTACAGGGTTAGGGACATCAGACGACATTTTTTATCCGGCATCTTATCCACCTATTGTTTCAGCCTATCAGACCTTCCCTGTATTTATCCAAGGCGGAACTCCTGGCGCTCTTCATTTCAGTACGAGCCGATCAAAAGACTCAATTAGTAACGGAATGAAGCTTGTTTTTTACGATACAACAATCCATGTTATACCATCGGGCCTCACGACTAATACCATCTATTATGTTGTCAATGCTCTTTGGACAACCGATTTATCTCCTAATCAGATGGTTTGTCAATTGGCTGCAACACTCGGAGGAACGCCATTAAATTTTAGTGGCAGCGGCGTTCCCTATCAGTGTAGTATTGTTTTGTCTCGAAATCTTGGCAACAATCCCGCTTCTGTAATCTGGGATTTACTCACCAATGGTTTTTATGGGCTTGGGCTTTCTTCTGATCTGACCAGCGCAAACCCTGATATAAATGTTGCATCTTTTCAGAACGTCCATACCTTCTTTTTGAATACAACAACTAAGCCGTATGGTGTGAATTGTCAATTTTCCGACAAGACGGCAGCAAAAGACATGATCAAAAAAGTAATGGATTGGACAGACTGTATTTTAACAACAGATAATGATGGTAAATTCTATCTTACAGTAAATGATTCAAATAGGGTCACAACCCAAGGCCGTATAGGTGGAATTACTCTTTCGAGTAATGTAAATATTGATTCCAACGGCGTGCCGCTTCTTGTTACGGATGACTTTGATGACTTCAAACCAACATTCAAAACCTATGATGATACAATAAATGAATTTCATGGCAAATTTACTTCTTTTGCGGATAGCTATGCCACCCTACAAGCTTTTTTCCGAAATGAAGCAAATATTGCAATAACTCAGACGACGCGGTCAAAAGATTATGATTTGTCTTGTCTTATTTTTCCTGATACTGTTTCGGTCCGATTGTTGGAAATAGCCAAGCGTGAATCATGGCCCATTATCACAATTTCAACTGTCTGCAAAATCGGCCTTATGACAGCGCTGATAAATGACATTTGGCACATCACGCATGCGGAATATGGAATTGACGACTATTTCAAAATAACGAAAAAGACTTTTGTTGGGATTGAAGCCGGACAAGTCAAAATTGAATGGACGCAGTGCCCTGAATTAATGTTTGATCTTTATGGAACAGGACTTTCTCAAGCATCAGCCAGTGTACCCTCTGTGGCCATTCCCGGTGGTAATTTAGTTGTTCAAAATGTAACTTTCCCTGCTGGAACTAGTTTGTCAACGGCAAGAATAGATGTTTATGTGACTGATTCTGCCTCAGTGGTTGTTTGGGGTAATGGGCAAGAAGACAGCGGGACATTGGTATATGATCCTGATCCAGGCTTTTCAAATAATGGTGATTATACCATTGTAACTCATAATAAAGTGCAATTAAATCCAACAAAATTTGCAAATGAGATTCAGGCCAACATGTTGGGCCTTTTAAACGTGGACACATACTAAAATGGCAAGCATAGTAGAACAAGAACTAGCAATACGTATAGGAGTGCCAACGGCTGTCCCAGGTGGCACTATACCGGCAGCTGGCACTATACTTGTCAAGGATAGTTCTACCACGCAATTAACATATGTTTCTGCCCCAATGCCAGGGAGCAATGTACCATATTCAAATACAAATTTACCGGCTATTTCTGGTTCTGGCAGATTTTGGTTTGATCCTATCAATGGATGGCTAAAATTCAGAAAAAAATCAGAGGACAGTGATCCTTTTGTTTATGTTATAAGTTTGTCAGACCCTATACCGGAGTAAAAATTATGCTGAAATTCATTCTAATTTTGTCAACGTGTTGCTTTGCTATCAATCCACCTACCTCTTGGACCGCTGGGATGTTTCGAGACTCCCTTACAGACTCTGCGGTGAAATCCGCGTCGTTTCTAGGGACAAGCGCAAGCGGAAAGATAATATCAGTTTCAAAACCTGATTCAGTGCGTGCTGCTTATAAAAGTGACACGTCACGGGTTTCGGCTTATACAACACGGGCGGATACTTCACGAGCAAGTCACTTTGCTGATTCCTCGAAAAACACACACAAGGCGGATACGGCTGTAAAGGCCCATTACGCCGATTCTGCATTTGCAAGCCACAAAGCAGATACGGCTGTAAAATCGTATTTTTCTGATAGTACAACCAATGCTCATAAAGCAGATACTGCTATCAAAAGTCAAAGAAGCGTATTCTCTGATTCCTCGAAAAACACACACAAGGCGGATACGGCTGTAAAGGCCCATTACGCCGATTCTGCATTTGCAAGCCACAAAGCAGATACGGCTGTAAAATCGTATTTTTCTGATAGTACAACCAATGCTCATAAAGCAGATACTGCTATCAAAAGTCAAAGAAGCGTATTCTCTGATTCCTCGAAAAACACACACAAGGCTGATACGTCAAAAGTTTGTCATTATTGTGATACTGCTGCAAAAAGCTCCGCTGCCGTTTCCGGCACGACGAATTACCTGGCTAAATTCACCGGGGCAAATACGGTTGGGAACAGTTCAATTTATGATAATGGGAATATCGGCATCGGCAAGACTGTCCCGATTTTTCCGCTTGACATATCCGATGGAAATTTGAAAACATATAATACAGAAGTAGACGTTCTTAATTTGACCACAAGCGAGGCATATGCCAGTAATCCATTCATGCTGACTTTTGGTATCCTTGGAGAACCCACAAATGCTACTCGTATTGCATTTATACAGACAGGCAATTATGGGCAGGATCGTCTGGGACATCTATGTCTTCAGCTATATGGCGGCAACGTCGGCATCTGCACGGCAGTGCCAGACTCCACCCTTTCCGTCAACGGTAGCGCCCACATATCAGGGAACGTGAGGATTGATGGCTCTTATCCTTGTCATGTTCTTCCTCTTTTAACCGCACCAAGTGGAGCATTAGCTCAATATGCCGGATCAACAAATGTCGGCCCTTCAAACAATTGGAGATTGATTGGATCATATTTAATTACTGCAGGTCATGCATCATTAATTGATACTGGATCTTCTTGGTTTACTTTGTATTCAAACACAGATACGTTCACAGTTAAAGGGTTTGGAAGTGGATATTATTTTAAACAAGACTATTCTGGAAATCATTTCAGTGGGCCAATGACTCAAACAGGTGGTGACGTTGTTCTGTCAGGGTCGGATATACATACAGACACTTGGCAAAATTGGAGCGGGTCATATTCCCCAGTTGGGTGGGCATCTATATCAACAGCTGAAGTTTATTATGTGAGAGTTGGACGGAGAGTTGACGTGCATTTTTTTATATCAGGAATCACAAACAGCATTTTGTGTGGGATGACCTTACCCTATGCAAATCAATCTAACATGCGCGAGACAGGTATTATTAACAGGTTTGATAATGGGACTTATAGTTTTGGATCATACGGTATCCCGGCATCATCTAACACCGTTTCATTTTATGTCAGCGCATATGGGTCAATGGGAACATGGGCAGGGGGAACAACAATGAAACAAGTATCCGGAACTTTAACATACTACACTGACTACTAACAAAGGAGCAAAATGAAAACAATTCTCTGTCTTTTTATTCTTACGGCGTTCTGTTTTGCCCAGGATGTTGAAAAGGCTGGGATACCGGAAGCAACGCCAATCGGCAAAGACGGATATTATAGTTTTTCCGATAGGGCCATGATTGCGGCCCTGGTCAACGCGGTGAAAGAGCAACAGCAAGAAATCAACATGTTGAAAAAGAAAGTAGGTCTCAAATGAAAGTACTTCTCATCCTCTTCTGCCTCGCGTCGGTTCTTTTTGCTGTTGATAGCCTGTCAACGCCAACGCCAAAGATCGACGGGGCGTTGACATACACGCTCACCGCGATAGATACGGCACAGATCATCTAGAAGCCTATCATGTTTAACATGGCTACAAACGGCGATATCATAGTTCCGATAAATCCGCAGATCGTCGCCCTGCTCACACAGGATACGTCGGACGTGGTGCAGATGAACGCGATAATTTTCCGGTATAAAAACCTTGGCACGGGCATGCGAGCACTCGACAGCACGATCAGGGCGAACGTGATTGTAAAGACGAAAAACAGGTTAGGCGTAGGATTGAAATGAAGCACCCTATCTGCATATGCGGCCTTCACAAATGGATCTACTCGCCTGATGGTAAGTCTCGTATGTGTCTACGCTTTTGGTGCAGGAAGAAACAGTTTTTGATCGGGTTGATTTGGATAACGAAAAACAACAGGAGAAAGAAGCTATGAAGCAGCCGGTGACGAGAGCGGAACTCAAGTTAGAACTTTCCAATTTCCGAAAAGAAATTGAGGGCGGAACGTGTACCTGTCCGAACATGGTCACGAAAATGGCCGTGCTTGAGGATCTCATGCGTAAACACCAAGAAAAGCTTGACACAATGATAACAGAGTTTCGCAATGGTTTTGAGCAACAGTCAGATCGGCTTAGCCTGCTTGAGGTGCGGGTTATGACCCTTGAGCGCGGGCAGAAGGCTGCGGTAACTGAAGGCATAAACGAAGTAATGGCTGTACTGAATACTCTTGTTAGGAAAATAAAATAGGGATTGATATGGCACCTGGAACAAATCGCCGGGTACTGAGCGCGGGTGATGAACTCTGCATTCAAGAAATAGTCAAAAAGGCGCACGAGGAACAGTATGTAATATGCGGGTTGACTTTTGCGAGAAAAATTACATTCAACGCCATAACCATTTTCACAATAATAATCGGCTCTTTTACTATTACAGGCGGAATCGTGTTTTGGGCAATGCAGATACAGTCGTCAGTCTCGGTTTTGACGGCAACGGCTGACAAGCATAACAGCGATTTGATTGAGAAGAAAAGTAAGGATGTTGCGGAAAGGGACAGTATAATTAAGGAAAACGCGGCGGCATTCAAGGAACTTTTGAAGCGAACGGAACCGAAGCTGAAATGACAAAACTCTTTCTCCTGTTTTTTGCCTTATCGCTGATCATATCAGCCGATGACAGCATCGTCTCAAGCCCGTACTGGCACTGCGACACGTGCGCGGATACGACAATCGAAAAAGTGTTGAGCAAGCCACGCTGCGTCGAGGTTTACTACAGGGTAGAGCGGTTTCGGATGCCCGCGACGCACTGGGTCAAGGTTTTTAAAATACAGAAGTGAGTAAACTATGAAATGCCTTATTTTATTTTCCGCGCTTATCCTAACATTGGCAGCGAGCGCGTGGCCTGGGGCTTTTGACGAAGCAAGCAGGGTCTATGTTACTGAGCAGAAAGCTAAGGATACTGTAGTCGTTCAATTTGATTGGAAAGCTGCCGACGCCATTCTTGACGCAGTGATAGCAAAATCAGCAAGAGAATTGCAGCCCATGATTGACTCCGTTATGAAAGCGGAACTACGAGATATTGAACTCATCAAAGAGCGGCTTTCTATTATCAAAGGAAATCTTGACCTTCTGGAAATGAAAGGTGCAAAATGAAACGATTCTTACTTCTCCCCCTTCTCATCCTCAAAGAGGACGCTGCGGTATTCAGGGAATTGATGTTGAAACGAACGGAGAAGCTAAAATGAATCGTCAAAAAATAATGGACCAGCTCATTATTGATGAGGGGAAACAATTGACTGTTTACCGGGATTCAGTGGGGCTACCCACGATAGGGATTGGCCATTTGATCTTGCCGAGCGACAATATTCCTGAAGGTAGTGAAATTTCAGATGAGAGATGCAAGCAACTTTTTCAACACGATCTTGACCATGCAATAACACAGGCTCAAATCATGTTTCCAGCACTGGACATAATGCCAGAAACGATTCAAGAAGTAATTGTCAATTTAATTTTTAATATGGGGCCAAAGCGGCTTGAAGGATTTCATCATTTCATAGCAGCGATAAACGCCAAGGATTATGTAGAGGCTGCTGTGCAACTCAAAGAAAGTGCATGGTATAAGCAAGTAGGCATACGGGCTATACGATTAGTGACAGCAGTTCAAGAATGTTCTGATATTTTAATAGTGTAGTTTTCTTTTCACTTTTTCAATGGAGGGTTTTATGTGGAAACAGGTTAAAGTATGGCTTCATGGTGCTTTTATGGCAGCCGGTGCTGCCTTCAGTGCAGCAGTAATTCAATCAAGTCAATCTGGAGTGCTGCCTACCACGGGGCAACTTAAAACTGATGGGATACTCGCGCTTTGTGTGGGAGTATCCTATCTGCTCAAAGTGGCTTTTTTGGGCAGCTCAAGTGATACTACACCTCCAGCGGCTGTCAATGTTACAAAATTGCTTTTGGTGTTTGTAATGATTTCTATTCTTTCGAGTTGTGCCACTTGGAAAAGCATAAAATGGTCAGGCAATTGTTCAAACACAACGTGCAGTATTTGTGCAAATATTGATTCCGTCAAATTTGTGAATCAAACTGAGCAACAACTGCTCAATACGGTCAAATCAGCTTTGTCAACCGATTTTATCAACAACCTTTTGGCGTCATATGGTCTACCCAACCTGGGAAATATCAATTGGGTCTTTTCCTATTCCGGTGGAAAAGTCTGCTTAGGGGCAACCTTTAATATCAGTAAATCATTCGGTGGCGCTGCTCCTTTGCCTATGACAACGGCTGATAAGCAAAAAGCGGTTGTTAGCGGGATGTTCAAATCACTGCATAAATAATTTGTATCTTTCTTTTAGAGAATAAAAAGCCCGGTAAAACGGGCTTTTTTATTGGCTATAAGTCTATTAAAATTATGGGTTTATAACTATTTTTAATTTTTATTAAAAATATCTTTACTTTTTTATTATTTAGTAGTATATTTAATATTATAAAGAAAACAAACACTACCAACACCTCAAATAAGGAGTTTTTATGATTCAGATCAAAAACCGGTTTAACAATTCAATCATTTTTGAAGGGAATTTTAATACAATTCTTCAAGCAGTCATTGCAGCTTTGAAGGATAAAAAAGACCTGAGCGAGGCAGACCTGAGTAAGGCAGACCTGAGCGAGGCAGACCTGTGTGGTGCAAACCTGAGTGGTGCAAACTTGATTGGTGCAGACCTGTGTGGTGTAAACCTGATTGGTGCAAACCTGAGTGGTGCAAACCTGAGTGGTGCAAACCTGAGTGGTGCAAACCTAGGTAGTGCAAACCTGAGTAAGGCAGACCTGTATGGTGCAAACCTGAGTAGGGCAAACCTGTGTGGTGTAAACCTGATTGGTGCAAACCTGAGTGGTGCAAACCTGAGCGAGGCAGACCTGTGTGGTGTAAACCTGATTGGTGCAAACCTGAGTGGTGCAAACCTGAGTAGGGCAGACCTGTATGGTGCAAACCTGAGTAGGGCAGACCTGTATGGTGCAAACCTGAGTAGGGCAGATCTGAGCGAGGCAGACCTGAGTAGGGCAGACCTGAGTGGTGCAAACTTGATTGGTGCAAACCTGAGTAGGGCAAACCTGAGCGAGGCAGACCTAGATTTTTCAGTTTTGCATTTTTCTTGCAAAACTCTCTCAACTAAGTTTGATCAAAAACACATTGTTCAAATTATTTATCATGCAGCGATGCCTTGTCAAAACAACAAAATTACTCTTGATAAAGATTTAACAGAGCTGCTTAATTCTGTTTCATTTAAAAAAGTTGTCAACAAATTTCACCGTGTTTCCGAATGTGGTCAATTTACCTCAATAAAGGAGTAGCAAATGTCAATCATCCGCACAATTGTCAGAGAGTCTGAACGCAACGGTGGTCTTTTATCTTTCAAAACGTACAAGGAAATGACGGCAAAAGCCTGTAGGGTGTCTCTCACTTTACAGTCTTTCAGAACTCACCATAAATTCAACATGAGTAAACCACGCGTTGAAAAGCGAGAAGAGCGTCAAGTTGCAACCGTTGTTGAGTCTAAAAAGAATCTATCTTTCTGGCAGAAAGTCAAAAACCTTTTCAGCCGGAAAGGACGCTAAATATTATGGAGCCACTTCTTGTTGAAATCCTTGTTGAAGGAATCACTATTGATACAGAAGGTTTTGACATCTTTGACGATAGTGATGATACCCTAGAGGATTTTACCTTAGATCATCGTGGAAGGATGGAATAATATGTGGGAAAGCCGTCATAAGTATCAAATCAATGGCGCAATCGGTCATGTATCTTATCGGGACCGCTCAAAAGTTTTTGTGCTTACAAACAAAGACGGAGTGCTTTTCCCGGTGTCTCTGGAAAAAGGAAAGGATATACAGACACTGGAAAGGAGCATGCCAGAAACAGGTCGCCCGTGCCTTTTTCCCGGTAAAGAAGTGGAATCACGGTCTATTACGCTTCCGGCAGAGTATTGGCATAAAATGAAAGAGCCTTATTCAATAGCGATAGGTGCAGCGGTGCTCAATACCTATTTTGTCAAAAAGGAGTAATGTATATAAGTATCCCTCTCTATATACGTATGTGCTTATTATTTTTTATTAAAACACTATTATTATAAAAGAATAAACAAGGATAGTATATATAATTTTGATACTTATATTTATTAGAAGGAGCTAAATATGAAAATGACGCAAGAAAGATTTTTAGAAGAAAGAGCAGCTGGATATGGTTATTGCCTTGCTTGTAATGCTCAACGCGATTGTTGTGAACCGGACGCGGAAAACTATGAATGTGAGGAATGTGGAAAAACAAAGTGATGGGCCTTGAGTTGATGTTGGTATATGGTTATTTAATCTTATCAACTTGATAACTTTTAAATATTTTCTAATAAAATTCTAAGTATATTTACGTTATGCCAAAAAAATCACACGAGCTAACATCAGTATCAATAACCGTTGAAGTACATGAAGCTGTCAAAAAAGCGGCAGCGGAAGGTGCTTGTTTTGAATACGAAATTATTGATGCCGCTGTTAAACAATATTTAAAGTAAACAACCATACAGGAGCCAGTATGTTGTTAAATAGACCTTCACCTGCCGTCCAGGCAGATCGTAGAGATTTGGGCACGGCACTAGTTGGCTCCAGTGTACGTGCCCTTTCTTTACGCCCTTATCAGATTCAAGGATTGGAATACTTAAGAAAAAACAACGGATGTGGCGCTTTAATTTGGGAAATGCGCCTTGGCAAAACTATTACCACTATACGTTTCCTTTCTCAAAGAAAAGACGCAAAACGGATTTTGGTGGTTGGGCCTTATTCCTGTTTAGCTGGTTGGCAGTCCGATTTAAAAAGAGAAAATCAATTTATCCATCCTATTTATCAAGTTGAACCAAAAACCCGTTTCGATTGTTTGACTCAAGCAACTAAGTTTTTTGGATGGTTTCTCATTAACAAAGAATCATTTTTATATTGTGATATTCTTTCCTTCCAATGGGACGCAATAGTTGAAGATGAAACCTGGCTTGCAAATCCTAAAGCACAAGTCACTAAATATTTTCTCAACCATACAACATCAAAATATCGTATTCTTTTAACAGGTACACCAGCACCGGAAAATGAATTGCAATACTATACCCAGCTTGAGTGGGTGGATTCAATTCTACCTTTTAAATCCTTTTGGGATTTCCGTATCCGTTGTTTTCGGCCTGAAGGAAATGATTGGAAAATCACTTTGAAAGGCCGTCAAATATTGGCTAAAGCATTGGCAAGTCGCTGTTCAATTCTCACCAGAAAAGACGTCAATTTAAACAAAGAAAAGATATACGAAAAGAGAATGGTTCAATTATCAACATCAACATGGAAAAAATACCTTGAGGCTGAATCTGCTCTTTTTGAAGATCGTATTCTCAAATGGTCAGGCCAGCGCCGGGATATAACACGGCGGCTTTGTAGCGGAAAGGAAAAAGAGGTTGAATTAATATCTTTACTTCAGGGAGAATTACGCAATGAAAAGGTCATCATTTGGGCAGACTATGTTGAAGAAGTGGAGCGTGTTGCTGCTTTGCTTGATTGTAATTACGTCCACGGCGGTGTTTCTGTTGAAGACCGGGAAAATATTCGTGCATATTTTCTTTCTCCGCAAGGCAAGTACTTAGTTGCACAACCCCAGTGTTGGAAATGGGGCACGAATTTGACTGGTGTTGACATTGTAATATTTTTTAGTTTACCACAATCATTAATGACATGGCAACAGGTGCAGGAGAGAACTGTTGATTTACAGTCAAAGGATTCATTGTTGATTATTACTCTATTGGCCGAAGATACTGTTGACGAAGATATACTGGAGGGATTAAATGCAAAAGAAAGCAACGCCCAAATCCTGGATAGGATTCGCAGGCGCATGGCACATCACCGAGCCACCTGATTTTAAAATAGGCCGATGGCACACTATTGACCCAGGTGATAATACTGCTGTTGCTACATGGTATGAGGGTCAAATGTTATCTTGCCGGACTGTGACAAATTGTCTTCAAAAAGTACCTCAAATAGCTGATGGCATTATGCATAGTGTCATCATTGAAAATGTGGAGTTTTGGGGCGGTTCAACCGTATCTTTTGCCAGTGCGTCCACCGGAGATTTATTCAAACTTGCTTTTGAGGTTGGAGCCTTAATTTACATGTTTAGGAATAACGGATTTCCGGTGTATATAGTTTCTCCAATGAAATGGAAAGGTCAGCTTAATTACAAACAGTTGAGGCATATTTTGTTGGATAAATTTCAAATCAAAACCACGAATGATCATGAAGCAAGTGCTATTGGTATAGGTCTATGGGCAAAAGGGATTTTTTAATGTCACCAGAAGAAGAATATTTGGTGACCCGCATACGTGAATGTATTGTCAACACTAAGCAGGAAGTTGAATTTAGTCGGCAGGATATGATCAACGCAATGAAGGGTATTTTGCAGGAAATGCTAGTCAATGTACCGGAAGATTTGGAAAACTGATGAATTGTACAAAATGTCCCCTCGCTTCAACTCGAACAAAAATAGTAATAGGCCGTGGATCTTTAACCGCCACAATGTTGGTAATAGGTGAAGCGCCAGGAAAAAGTGAGGATGTTTTAGGACAAGCTTTTATTGGTGATGCTGGTAAATTAATGGATACTATGCTGCAAACAGTTGGAATTGAAAATTGTTATTTCACAAATACAATTCTTTGTCGCCCCTGTGATAGTCGTGATGGAGAAAACCGTGAACCACTTCCGGCTGAGGTCTTTTTGTGTCTTAATAATGTTCAAAAAATCATTAATGATTTAAAATATATAAAAGGCATTATTTTCGCCGGAAGTATTGCAAAACGATATTTTGCAACACGGTTGAAGGGATTGCCTCATTGTTATATTTTACATCCGTATTTTCTGTTGCGTACTGGTGGAAAAGCCAGCCCACATTATCTTGATGTCATAAATTCATTAAAGGAGTTTAGAAATGGATATTAAGAAAGCTGTTGAAGTTTTGGTGGCAAAAGCTGTGGTTGTCTCCAGTGCAGCGGAAAGGGCAATCGCAATTGGTATAATCAAATCCTGTAAAGAAAAGCGGGAAGCGGTTGTTGCTTTCTTCAAGGATAGTAAGCAAAAGGCACATGAAACCTGGAAAGCTATCGTTGCCAATGAAAAATCTTTTACCGATAAACTAGATGTGTATGAGAAGTCCGCACGTCAAGCTATCGGTGTTTTTGATGATAATTTGGAACGCGTCCGTGTTGCTGAAGAAGCCCGTGTCAAGGCAGCTGCTGAAGTTGAAGCAAAAAAGAATCGGCGTGCTTTAGAATTTGCGGCAGCGCACACCAAGGATGTGGATAAAAAGGCAGAGCTTTTGGATCAAGCCGCAGCTGTTCAGGCTGATTTTATCTCAGTGCCTAGCAAGGTTGAAAAGCAAGCCGGGGAAAGCAGTCGAAAAACTTGGAAATATCGTATTATTGATATTAATGCTGTGCCACGGCCTTATTTGATGGAAAATGACGCTATGTTGAAAGCCTTGGCAACGAGTCAAAAAGAGAAAGCCAAGGTTGATGGTATTAAATTCTATTATGAAACATCATTGAGCATTAAGGCATGAAAAAAGCATACTATCAACCTTTAAATTTTGCCCATTTTGTGGTAATCAATTAAAAGAGTAAAAATTATGATAATTCTTTGGCAAGTGATAAAAGGGATGATAATTATTTGTTATTTGACAGTTACGATCATACCTTTTGTAATTATACTTTTTTGTGGATGCGTAGGTGGCGCTGATTTTGATAAACTTTTTCAATATTGGTTATGGTGGAATAATGAAATTAAAGCCTGAAATACTCTCACATCCAAATATTCCCTTGCCGCTTCACGGGCTTTCCCCCAGGGTCATAAACGGTGATTTATGGTGGAATAGGATACGTAAGGAAGTATATGAACGATATGATTTTCATTGTATTGCTTGTGGAGTTGAGAAGTATAAGGCAGAAATACACCACTGGCTTGAGGCACATGAGTTTTATGAAGTAGATTACATCAATGGCACTATGAAGTGCAAATCTATTGAACCCTTGTGCCATTATTGTCATAATTTTATTCACTCCGGTAGACTTGAGGCTGTGTTGGGTAAGGAAAAAAGTATCAATGAAGTAAAATTGATACTTGAACACGGTTTCAAAATCCTTTCGGAAAACCATTTGAAATGCTTTTGGGGCACGCTTGAATTTGCTGCAAAGGTTAGCTGTATGGGTTTTGGCATAGTAAATACTTTTGGGGTGGTTGCAAACCCAAAACCTATTGAACTACCCTGGGAAAAATGGCGATTAATTTGGAATGGTAAAGCATACTACAGTAAATTCAAAAACGAAGCTGAACTTGAAGCCCACTATAAATCTTTAGAAAAGGAGCCAATTATGGACAGACCAGTATCAACAGTGCGCGCTGTAAATGTTGCTTTAAAAGCGCAATCACTGCCAACAGAGGATCAAAAAAGCAGACCTGTACTCATCATTGGTAAATCAGGTGCGGGGAAAACACGTTCACTCATTAATTTGAATCCGTTGAATACTTTTTTGGTGAACGTCATGGGGAAAGATTTGCCTTTCAAAGGCTGGCGGCAAAAGTACAACGCCACCAATATGTTGATCAGCACGAGCTATCCTGAAATTGAAAATAAAATGGATGTTATCAAAAAAAGAAAGGAGTTGAAGTATATAGTAATTGATGATTTCCAGTATCTTATGGCTGATGAGTTTATGCGCCGTGGCCTTGAAAAAGGCTATGACAAATTCACGGAGTTGGGGATGCATGCATACAATCTGATCAAAAAGGCAAGCGCCATGGGAAATGGCCGGATTGTCTTTTTCCTCGCTCATAGCGACACGAATGACGCTGGTGAAGAAAAGGTCAAAACCATCGGCAAGATGCTGGATGAAAAAATTTGTGTTGAGGGTATGTTTACCATCGTTTTGAATTGTGCAAGGGTCAAAGACCAATTTGGTTTTATGACCAAAAACAATGGTAAGAATACCACCAAATCACCAGAGGGGATGTTCAACGCTGATTTTATCCCCAATGACCTGAGTATTGTGGCAAAAGCAATTTCTGATTATGAGGTTTCTTAAACAATTTTCAAAGGAGTATGAGAGTATGGGACTTTACGCAAAACGGCTTGCAGCAATGCAGGCGACAGCAGACCAGCAAATGGAAGATTACGTGCCCGGTGGTTTCTCCCTTATCGCTGAGGGAGAGTACAAAGCACGTGTTCAGGCCAAGCTGGGAGAAACGAAAGCAAAACCGGAAAAGCCTTCAAAACTTTTGGTCATGTGGACGTTCACCGTGGCTGAGGGTGATAAGGCTGGCCGAAAAGTCATTGACCGAAACATTCTTGAAGGCGGCAAAGACAACGGCAAAACGGCAAAGCAGATTTGTCGTGGACGTATGGAAGATTTGGGGTATGTTTGGCCGGAAGGTGATTTGCCCGCTTTGGAAACAGAGCTGGAAAACCTTTCCGCAACGCCACCGCTTGTTGACATCCGCGTATCTCACGAAACGTCAAAAGGCGATGATGGTAAAGAGTACACCAATGCCCGTATTCGTATCATTGACGTGTTTGAGGGTGGTCCGGCTTTGACAGCTCCTGCAGTAGCGGCTGAAGAAGTGCCGGTGGTTGAAGCGGTGGCTGAAGTTAAAACAGAAGCAGACCCAAATCTCAGTGCACTTCTTGCCCTTTGCGGATCATACCAGATTGCCTACATCACCGATGATATGGACGTTGCAACAATCGTTGCAAATCTCCAAGCCAATACGGCGATGTTTAAGGAAGCTGATTTGCAGCCGGAAGAGCTGGCCATGCTTGAAGCGGTTGAGCCTACGTTGATTGAACGGGCAGCACCGGCACCGGCACCGGTGAAAAGGGCAGTTGCGCCTGTAGCAGCACCGAAACCCGTTGCGGCAAAACCGGCAGCGGTTGCGCCGAAAGTAGCTCCAAGGCCTGTTGCAAAACCGGTGGCAAAGAAGTAAATGAAAATTGCACCTCGTCAATTCCTTGATTCAGACACAATCTGTATTGATTATGAGACCACTGGGCTGCCTCACGAGCCCAAGGCAGTTGTATTTGCTATGTCTTTGACTTGGGTTGAAGATGGTTATACAGAAGTATGGCGCAAGGATACTGGCGAGGTGCGATTTTATTTTGACGAAAAATTGGTTTACCAAGGTAGTGAAAACTTTGAAGAACGGTTTTGTTCATTTTGGGCTTCACCTTGTGGAGCAGTTGTTCATAATTTAATGTTTGAATGGCATTTTACTACTTGTTTAGTGCATCCTGATAAGCTCATTTATGATACGATGACTATGTCAGAATACATTGATAATCTCTGTCCTTCTCATGCGCTTGATTATTTATTTAACCGCTATCATGGAAAAGTTGATTGGATTACTGAAGCGGATAAAAATATTGATAAATGCAAAAAGATATACGGCACTTATGAAAAACATCCAGTGGATCTTATGTTCATTTATCAATTAGCCGATGGTATTCGTGGCGCGTTACTTTTCAAACTCTTTTGGTCACGTGTTTCCCCAGTGTCCGAATACTGGAATGAAATTGAACTTGCTAAAGCCACTGTAACTATGATCAAACGTGGCTTTATGGTAGATAAAAAACAGGCAGCAGGCCTTGCTGGTCAAATGTCGTATGAACTTCAGCTCAATACGGCAAAAACCCGACAAATAGTTGGACACTATGTTAACCTTTTATCAGAGCCTCAACTAAAGGAATTATTATTCAGTGAATTAGGCTTGCCCAGGACCGCTACCACAGACAAGGATGATCTCAAAAAGCTTTCTCACCCTATTATTGATTGTATTGAAAAAGCCCGTGCCTACACCAAAGGTGTAGCTATGGTAAATGGATATATTGCTGCTTCACAATATGATGGCGCTATCCATCCGAGCATTAGAACAAATCGTGCAGGTACAGGCCGTGAAAGCAGCGAAAACCCAAATATACAAAACGTATCTAAGGAATTTAAAGCCGGTGTTAAATACACCGTACCAGCCCGCAGGTGCTTTCGGGCACGACCAGGGTATATTCTACTGCTTGCAGATTATAGCGGCATAGAAATGCGTTTAGCTGTCCAGGGCACAGGAGATAAGCGGCTTTTTGATCTTTGCGCAACGGGATACGATTTTCACGCAAGTTGCGCCACTTCTTTTTATGGAGGAATCTATACTGATGAACAGGATAAAGATATCAAATCTGCGTATCGGTCACGTGCAAAAAATGCACGCTTTGCTATGTTGTACGGTGCAGGGCTTGAACAAACTGCAAATACCTTGGGATTAACTATTGAGCAAACACAAGTTGGCTATGAAAAAGATAAAACAGATTTTCCTGAGTTTTATGCGTTAATGGATAGATGTACCCACGATGCAAAAAAGCAGGGATATATCACGACCTTTTTTGGCCGGAAATTAAGAGTGCCGTTGGATAGACCATATGCAGCAACAGACTATCTTATTCAAGGTAGCGCAGCAGCACTTTTTAAACATGCTCAGGTCAAAGTCAATAATTTCTTTAAGGGAACTGATTGTCATATTATCATTCCGGTTCATGATGAGTTGGTGATGGAAATTCCTCGTGGTACTGATTTGCGTCCTTTGACAAAAGAAGTTTTTCGTTGCATGCTCAGTCAGCCCGAAATAACCGTGTCAATGAATGTTGATTTCTCAATAGCAACTTACCTATGGAGTGACAAAAGTGATTACAAACCCGTTGTTGGTGTTTGAACAATTCGGTTTTATCCTAGAGAAAAAAGATGAAAAGAACGCAACAGGGACTTGTCCATTTTGCCACGAAACCGGACATTTTGGAATAGCCTATAATACGCCGAATAAGGATTGGCACTGTTTTAAATGTGGGAAAGGTGGTGGGTTTCAAAAGTTTTTGCAGACAGTCGTGATTGAATCTCAAGAGTACAAGCCACAAATCCTAGATCTTTCAAAAATGCGCGGAATACCTGTGGATACTTTAGAGTCAATGAAAGTTGGCTTTTTGAATAATATTTGGGTCATTCCAGTGTTTGCTGATGACGGTGAAACTGTTTTAAATATCAAAATATATGATGGAGATTCTTTCAAAAATACAGCCGGTTGCTCTTCCTCAATGTATGGGCTTTGGGCGTTGCCATCATCGTTTGATACAGTATACCTTGCTGAAGGTGAGTGGGATGCTTTGACCATGATGGAATTGATGAATGATGAAAAAGCAGCTGTCTTGGGTGTTCCCGGTGCCGGGACAAACCTCAAGCCAGAAATCCTTAATTTATTCATTGGTAAATCCGTTTATATCTTGTATGATAACGATGATGCTGGGAAAGCCGGTGTCGCTAAAACTTTAGCGGCACTTACTCCAATTGCCTCAGAAATTCATATTTTAACTTGGCCAGAAACAGCCGGAAAAGGGTGGGACGTTCGTGATGTCTACGTTAAGGATTTCAAAGGCAGCGCCGACAAAGCTTTTGCTTGGATACTTCAACATTGCTCAATACCTCAAATCATAGATAAAAATATTCAAACTCCAGACATTGGAGGTGAGCATGTT